GATTAACCAATTACGAAAGCACTTTAATCGGTGCTTTTTTTGTTTTACCGTTCATCTTATTTCAAAACCACTCATCATAATTTAATAAATTTAATTCGGAAAAACTCGAATTATCAAATAATAAACCCTATATTTGAATATAATTAAAAACAAAGGATATGTTCAACAAAGATTTTTTTACTTCAAACACTAAATACACTAGAGAAATTGCAGAAGCAAGATTAATTGAATTGGGTTACTCAAATTTTACTTTCAAAAATTCTTGTTATACAAATGGGGCATCTTTTTACTTTACATCTAGTGAAGGTAAAGAAATTAGAGTATCTGACCATTCATTAACTGGAAAACGAGCTTTCACAACTATTCAAGTTGATATTGTAGAGAAAAAAAATATTTCTATTGCTAAGATTAAAAAAGAAGATAATGAAATTAAAGTTGAGCAATCTTTTTCAATTGGTGACATTGTTGAAAATCATTTAGGGCAAGGTATAGTTTTAGGATTTGAAAACAACATGATTTCAATTGACTTTAAAAATTCAGGACTTAAAAATATTATTATTGCATTTGCTAATTTGAAAACAGTGTCTTAAAATGAAAGTTTTTTTTGTTTCATTTATTTTAATTACTTTTGGTAAAACTATTTGTATGTTTGAAATTGAATATAAATACAAAGATAAAAATTTTAGCACGCTCTTAAATGCAGATTCTTTTGAATTAGCTGAACAGAAAATTAAAACACTACCCTCTTTTATTACTGATAAATTCTCAGATATTAAAGTCGCTGGAGAAGTGGTTAATGTAATCAGTTTTTCAAAACAAGAAGATAGCCCTGAAATTTATTGGCAACTATTTAGAAATACAAAGTAAATGCTCGAAATAATATCTTTATATCACAAAAGATGGGTTTCAATTTTAGAAAATTTTGGATGTAAAGATTATTCTGAAGACTTAGTGCAAGAAATGTACATTCGAGTGCATAAGTACGGAAAAGAAAACAAAGTAATTCTAAACGGGTCTGTTAATTTTTCCTACATTTATTTCATGCTTAAAAATATTTACTTAGATTTCATTCGCGAAAAGAATAAAATTAAAATAGTAGAAGATTTTGAGTTTTTAAAAATAGTTCAAAACGAAGAAGAAAAAGACTATGAAACGGAATTGATATTTATTAATAGTTTTGATACTAAAATAAATCAATTACCACACTACGATAAAATACTTTTCACACTACGATACAAGCATAAAAAAACATTTAGAGAAATAGAAAAGAATACAGGTATTTCAAAAGATGAACTTTGCAAAGATTGGAAGCGTATTAGAATGAACTTAAACGAAGAATTAATTAACGATTATAATAACTTAAAGAATGATTGATAAAATAGAACATTTTAAAGGGTTTGAAATTAGAACAAGAATAAATGATACTGTTTACAGAAAAAAGTTTAAACTTAAAAATAATAAAACAAGTGAAATTATTGAAAAACAGTTATTTTTCTCAGGTGAATTAATCACAAGAAAACAAACTATTAATCATTGTAATGAACTTATAAAAAAATTTGTTAAAGAAAATTTCTCAAACTATCAACTAATATAATTTAAAATGGAAACTAAAAGAAAAAGAAGAACTAAAGCCGAGATTGAAAAATCAAAAGGACTTGGTGACACTATCGAAAAAATAACAACAGCAACAGGAATAAAAGCAATTGTTAAATTTATAGCTGGTGAAGATTGTGGATGTGAAGAACGTAAACAAAAGCTTAATGAATTATTCCCTTATAAAAATGCCGAGTGTTTGACTGAAGATGAATATGATATACTTAAATCATTATTTAATGAAAATATACATCATATTAAACCAAGTGACCAGATTAAACTATTAAAAATATACAATAGGGTTTTTAATAAAAAACAGATGCCTACATCTTGTTCTGATTGTTGGCGACAATATGTTAGCGAATTAAAAAAAATATATTCTGAATATGAAAACAATTAGTATTTTAATGTTGTTACTTCTTTTCTCATGTAGCAAAGAAAAAAAAGACGTTTGTGAATGTTCGCAAAAACACTACGGAATTGAACCGGTAGAACAACCGAACGGAACTATTCAAACGCAAACAGTCTTTAAATACAAAACAAGTCCAATTGATGAACAATGTTCACAAGATGGTAAAACAGTTTATTACGGTGTATCTAACACACAATGGTATACAGTAGAATGTAATTGATTAAACATATTTTTTTCAATCATGGAAGAGCAAGAAGATGTTAAAAAGACTCGTGGAGGTGCTAGACCAAACGCTGGGCGCAAAAGTGTAGCAGATGAACAGAAGGTGAATGAAATATTTTTAAGTGCGTTAAAACAGCTTAAATCAGTTGATACTGATGAGCAGGCTAAAATTGAATTTACTAAAGATTTATTAGCGACTCAGCGAGGTCAAATATTTATTGCTGAACATTTATTTGGTAAACCGAAAGAAACAATAGACCAAAGTGTTACTTTAAATAATTTCGATTTGAAAGAAGTTATAAAATTTAAATGATTACTTTAAATAAAAAATATTCACCATTATTTGAGAATAACACCCGATTTTATATTATAACTGGAGGTCGTGGTTCTAGTAAGTCATTCGGGGTTGGTACATTTGCCAACCTTTTGTCGTTTGAAGAAGGTCACACGATTTTGTTTACACGTCAAACAATGACTTCAGCACACCTTTCTATTATTCCTGAGTTCCAAGAAAAGATTGAATTAATGGAGTTGGATGGATTCTTTGATATTAATAAGACTGAAATAGTAAACAAACATTCAAATAGTAAAATAGTATTTCGTGGTATTAAAACAAGTTCAGGTGACCAAACAGCTAACTTAAAATCATTACAAGGTGTTACCACATGGATATTAGATGAAGCTGAAGAACTTACAGATGAAACAACGTTTGATAAAATAAACCTATCCATTCGTCAAAAAGGAAAACAGAACCGTGTTATCTTAATTCTGAATCCAACTACTAAAGAACATTGGATTTATAAACGATTCTTTGAAGATAGAGGAATCCAAAGCGGGTTTAACGGTGTTAATGAAGATACTACTTACATACACACAACTTATTTAGATAACATTGATAATTTAGACAGTTCATTTATTGAAGAAATTGAGCGAATAAAGGTTAATAATGTTAAAAAGTATAACCATGTTATTTTAGGTGGTTGGCTGGATAAAGCTGAAGGTGTTATCTTTTCTAATTGGTCTGTTGGTGAATTCAAAGAAGTAGGTAAGTCTGTTTTCGGTCAGGATTATGGATTTAGTATTGACCCTACAACATTAGTTCAAACTTCAATAGATAAAACAAATAAAAAGATTTACATCAAAGAATGTTTATACAAGCCAAAACTTACAACAACCGAAATAATAAACGAAAATATTCGATATGCTGGGTTAAATTTAATAATTGGTGATAATGCAGAACCCCGTTTAATTCATGAGATTAAAAGCAAAGGTTTAAATATTACTGAAGCTGTAAAAGGTCCAGGTTCTATTAGTGCGGGTATAGCATTACTTCAGGATTACGAACTTATTATTTCACCTGAAAGCATAAATATTATTAAGGAGTTGAACAACTACTGTTGGCTGGAGAAAAAGAGCAACACGCCTATCGATGATTTTAACCACGCTATCGATGCAATTCGTTATGCTGTATACTATCAATTAGCAAACCCAAATAAAGGCAAATACAATATTTATTAATCAAGTTATTATATTATGGAAAAAGTAGAGTTGTTAATTCCCGATTCATTGCACGAAATTACTTTAGAGCAGTATCAAAAATTCATTGAAGAGAAAGTAAACAATGAAGATGAGGAGGTTTTAAAAGTAAAAGCTGTTTCTATTTTCTGTAATGTTCCTGAATCGTTTGTCTACTTAATGAAGCGAACAGATTTAATTGATATTGCAAAGAAGTTGTATGATTTATTCGAAAGTCAAAAGACGTTCTTTAATCAATTTACAATGAATGATACT